CCTCTACGAGGCAAAAACTTGTGGATAAAGCGGAAGTCAACGCTGAATGGGTCATTCAGCGGCTAAAAGAGGAAGCGGCTAGTGCCGAAAACCCTTCTGCAAGGGTTAAGGCACTAGACCTTCTGGCGAAACATCTCGGCATCTATGCTCCAGAACAGTCACAAGTGACTGTTAACGAAGGTTTTTTTGCCGACATCGGCGACGGCGAGACATCCCATTGAGGGATGTCTTCCCCTCTAGGGAATCGCAAGATGCCGAAGGCATCCTAAAGGCATAGGTGACCTATATCCGCACAAGGCGACATCACGCAGCAGGGGGAGGGGGGTGCTTCCTTGGGCAGCCAGACCCCCGCCCATGAGCCTCTCCACGTTACCTCCTCCTCCCGGTATAAGCGGTTTACCAAGCACGACCCCCGAGTCGTCAAGTTAGCCGAGCGGCTGAAGTCCGACTTCCCCCTATACGCAAAGAAGTTGTTGCGTATTGTCAACAAGCAGGGAAAGATCGTCCCCTTCGGGATGAACCGAGGCCAGCTTCTCGTCCACGAGGAGATTGAGTCTCAGCGCCGTGAGACGGGCAAGGTTCGGGTTCTGATCCTTAAAGCCCGTCAGTTGGGCATCTCGACCTATGTACAGGGGAGATACTTCTGGCGGGTAACGGGTCAGCGGAACAGTTCCGCGTTCGTGCTATCCCATTTGGCGGAATCGACCTCCAGCATCTTTAGGATGGTCAGCTTCTTCTACGACAAGCTTCAGCACCCCTTCTTCAAACCACCCCTTAAAAGCCGCTCACAGGGCTTTATAGCCTTTGGCGGGATTGAGTCGCAGTACCGAGTGGGTACGGCGAGAACCGGCCAGACGGGCCGAGGGCAGACTAACCAGTTCGTCCATGGGTCGGAGGTGGCTTACTACCCCGAAGGTACGGATATCTCGGCTGGCCTCTTACAGACCGTAGGTGACGAGGGGACGGAAGTCATCCTTGAGTCCACAGCCAACGGCATGTCGGGGTGGTTTTACGAGGCTTGCCTCAAGGCATTGAGGGGTGAGGGTGAGTACAAGCTGATCTTCGTGCCTTGGTTCCTTCTTCCTGAGTATTCGCGAAAGCCCCCGGGCGACTTTGTCCGGGATGGGGAAGAAGAGATGTTGGCCGAGGAGTATGGGCTGACGGATGCCCAGCTCTATTGGCGGAGGGCGAAGGTTGCCGAGTTAGGCGATGACCTTTTCCGGCAGGAGTATCCGGCTACCCCCATGGAGGCGTTCCTGACTACGGGACGTACCTTTGTGGAGCCGAAGTACTTGGATGCCGTACAGGAAGAGGTTTGGTCGCCCACCTTCGTGGGGGATGTGGTTGAGGGGGTTTTTCGGCCTATGGCCGAGGGGCCGCTCCGAGTCTGGTCGCCTCCCATGGAGGGAGAACGCTATTCGATCGGAGTGGACGTCGCCGAGGGCTTGGAGAACGGCGACTACAGTTGCGCACAAGTTGTCGATTCCAATGGCAGGCAGGTTGCCTGCTGGCACGGACACGTTGATCCGTGGGAATATGGTGACATCTTGAAATCGTTAGGATACTATTATAAAAAGGCGTGGCTCTTGGTTGAGAGAAACAACCATGGGTTGACCACTCTGCGTAGATTACAGGATTTGGGCTATCCAAATCTATATGTCGAACAGACGGTCGATCACGCTTATGGGGACAAGATGACCCGGAAGGCGGGGTGGCTTACGACGAGTAAGACCAAGCCGCTGATCATCGACAACCTCGCTGCCCTGATTCGTCAGGGTGAGGCGGGGGTCGCTGATAAGGAATTGCTGGAAGAGTTGAGGACGTACGTCATTGACGCACGGGGCAAGACGAATGCGGCGCATGGGTGCTTTGACGACAGAGTCGTCGCTTATGCGATCGCGATATTCGGATTGAATTCCATGCCGCGTCGAGAACGAACGTGGTCTACTAGGCCAGAAATTGCTGACTCAATTGCGGGTTACTAATGAATAGAGAAGACGAATATCCAGAGCCGGGCGATCTCGTAGTCGAGAACGGCATGTCTTCGCCGACTGATTCACAGTCCGCTGTATTCAATGACCTTGGTTCCCGTCTCCGGGGTCAGTTCGAGACTTGGAAAGATTCCCGCCAGCGCATAGAAGACGAGTGGCTCGTTGACCTTCGCCAGTTCCTTGGCATTTACGAGCCTGACATTTTGGCGCGTCTCCCGCCCGGACGTTCGCGAGTATATGTTGGCCTTACCAGAACTAAGGTCATGGCCGCTTACTCCCGTATCGTCGATTTGCTCTTCCAACCGGGAGAGTATTTTTATTCTATCAACCCTACGCCGCTTCCCACGATCCCCGGCTTGGAAACCAAGCTCATGGTCGAGGCGGCGAAGGAGATGAAAATGATGACGGGCCTTGACCCGTCACAGGCTCAAGATTTGATCCGGGAACGCACCGAAGAGATCAAGGAGTACATCAAGAAGGAAGCCGGGGAACGCGCTGAGAAGATGACCGAGGTCATCCATGATCAGACGTCCGAAGCCAATCTCGAGATGAAGCTCAAAGAGACCATCATGGAGATGTGCATCTTTGGGACTGGGGCGATCAAGGCCGGGACGCTGCGAGTGGAGCGGTCTGGTCACTGGCGTCACAACGGCGACCAGCACGTACTGATTTACGAAGAGCGGATTCTGCCGGAGATTGAAAGCGTCTCCGTGTTCGACCTTTACCCCGACCCGTTTGCCACCTCGATGCAGGACTCGACTGGCGTTTACCGCCGTCACGTTCTCACGAAGTCGCAGCTTGCGGAGCTTAAAGCATCGCCGGGATTTGACGATCAAGCGATCGACTACATCATGACGAACTTCCGCCACGGCAACCACCAAGAGTTGCAGCATGAGCGGGATCGTCGCAGCCTGAGCAATGTTAACGAGTACTCGGAGTCGAATCGATACGAGGTACTCGAATTTTGGGGTGACATCGTCGGCGCGGATCTCCGCGATGTCGGAGTTGATATCCCTGATGATGATCTCAACTCTATCTTCTCGGCCAATGTTTGGCTCTGCTCAGACCGCGTTCTAAAGGCGCAGATCAACCCACTTCCCGGGGCGGAGATTCCTTACAAACTGGCTCCGTACGAGAAGACCCCACACCAGTTCTGGGGCGTCGGCGTACCGCGCCAGATGCGAGACAGTCAGGTGACGATGAATGCGGCAACCCGCATCTTCATCGACAACATGGCAATTTCCTCTGGCCCCCTCGTTGAAGTCAACACGGATCTGATTGCGGCTGGCGAAGACCCGACCCAGATCTACCCGTGGCGAATCTTCCTGCGCGAGGGCGGCGATGCTGCCATGCCGATGGTTCGCTTCTACCAGCCCGAGAGTAATGCAAATGCATTGGGTGGGGTCATCGAGTTGTTCCGTCGGTTCGCCGATGAGACTACCTCGCTCCCCTCCTATACGCATGGCTCTACTTCTGGCGGCATGAACAAGACTGCCACTGGCATGTCTATGCTCATGGGTGCGGCCAGCATCTCGCTGAAGTCGGTCATCAAGAACATCGATGACTTCCTGCTGGCGCCGATGGTTCGTGCGTTGTACGATTGGAACATGGCGTGGAACTCTGATGAGAGCATCAAGGGTGACATGCGGATTATTGCGCGTGGATCGACTGCGCTTATCCAGAAGGAAGTGCAGTCGCAGCGGCTGTTGCAGTTCATGTCGCTCGTCGCGAATCCTGCGATGGGGCAGATGGTGAACTTCGAGGCGCTTATCAAGGATATCGCCAAGTCGCTCGATATCGACGCGGACAGAATTCTCAAGGAAATGCCGGAGCTGGGGGAAATGAATGGGCTTGAAGCTGACGAAGGATCAGGCGAGGGCGTTGCTGGAGCTGTCCAGCCACCCTCAGTGGACGGTCTTGTCCAGCCTACTCCGCCTACGCCTCGCCCAATGCCACAAGGCTCTGGAAACAACGGACAACTACCGCTTTGAACAGGGTAGGGTCGTTGAGTTACGCGCATTACTTGAGTTAGAGGATTCGGCGAAAGCCGTACTGGAGGCAGCGCATCGGGGAACGACACGCGCTGCTGAACTTTGATCCGATACGCCTAAAAGGCCCGGAGTTATAAATGGCAAGTAGGAATGATCCAGCGAAGCTGGAAGCTGAAGCAAACGCTCTTGTTGAACAGTACAAGAAGGCACAGGAGGAATCCCTGAAGGCTAACGCCCAAGAGGACACTCCACCGCAACCTGAGCCGGAAGAGGTTCAAGAAGAGACTCCCCCTGAAGAGCCGCAGGAGACGGAGGCTGAGGTTAAGGCCAAGTCGGACGAGGATGATGGTGCGTCCAAGTCTGACGATAACTGGAAGGCGCAGCTTGCCAAAGCGGAAGACCGCTATAAGAACGCGCAGTCCAGAATGACGAAGGCAATCGAGGAAGCCAAGGCCGCTAAACAAACTAGCGAAACCCTTGCCAATCGAATTGCCCTGCTTGAGCAAGAACTGGCTCAGAAGCAGGAAGTGCAAGGCCCAGATCCTGAGATAGAAGCATTGGAACGCGACTATCCGGATATCGCCAAGCCGCTTCTTAAACAGCTTCAGAAGCTTCAGTCAGATCTCAAGCAGACGGCGCAGCTTTATCGGAAGTCTGAGGAAGAGAGAACTTTGGAACTCCATGTCTCTGCTGTGAAGGCGAAGCATCCCGATTTCGCCGATATCGCGGGAGACGACGGGTTCCAGACATGGCTCGACGGACAGACCGGAACTTGGAAACGGATTGCCAAGAACGGTACTGCCGAGGAAGTTATCGAGCTTCTCGACCGATTTAAGAGCGTCACGAATTCTGCACCGAAGGTGGACGTAGTGTCCGAGGCAAAGAAATTGGCAGAGCCAAAATTGCCGAAGGCGCGAAATCCGAATGTCGGCAACAAGCGAGTCTGGACTCGCGCAGAGATTCAGGGTTTGAACCGCCGTGATTACGAGCGGCTTGAGTCCGAGATCGACAAGGCGTGGGCCGAGGGTCGTGTACGCTGACAAGCAGTACAACTCTTTTCTAAAGGTATTTTGAAATGGCTATGAACTTTACGGTCGCCAATGGCGGCTGGGTTGCGAACAACGCGGCTGGCTTCGTCCCTGATATCTTCTCGAAGAAGCTTCAGGCGAAGTTCTACGCGGCGTCTGTTCTTGAGCAGGTGACGAACAACGACTACGAGGGCGAGATCTCGGGTCAGGGTTCGAAGGTTGTGATCCGTACGGTTCCGGCGATCACCGTCGCGAACTACACCGGCACGATCTCGTATCAGGACGTGACGACCTCGACCATCGAGTTGCTCGTTGACAAGGCCAAGTCGTACGCCTTCAAGGTGGACGATGTGCTGAAGGCTGAAAGCGACATCGCTTTCTGGGACGAGGCTGCCCGTGACGCTTCCGAGCAGATGCGCATTGCTGTCGAGACGGACGTTCTCGGTAACATCGTGTCTGGCGTGGCGTCTGGCAACTCGGTGGACGTGACCACGACCCCGACCGCGTCGAACATCCTCGACCCGATCCTTGAGGCCGCCCGTATCCTCGACGAAGACAACATCCCGGATAGCGATCGCTTCCTTGTTGTCTCGCCGAAGGTGATCGAGCTTCTCAAGAAGTCGGATCTGAAGTTCGCGTACCTCACTGGTGACTCGGCTTCGCCGCTGCGCAACGGCAAGGTTGGCATGATCGACCGCTTCACGGTCTATCAGTCGAACCTCCTCGCCGCTGGTTCGGGCGGTGACGCTGGCAAGCGCCTCTGCTTGGCTGGTCACAAGAAGTTCGCTTGCTTCGCTTCGCAGTTCACCAACACTGAGACGGTTCGCCTTGAGTCGTCCTTCGGTGATGGCGTTCGCGGCCTGAAGGTCTATGGCTACAAGGTTGTTCACCCGACCTGTGGCGTGGCCCTCAAGCTGACCGGCATGTAATAGGAGAGGGGAGGGCATGGGTAACCATGCTCTCCCCGATTCTTCTTATGGATATCAATGGCATGAGCAAAGACGAACTCTACGAATACGCCAAGGCAAACTTTGGCGTGACGATTGACCGAAGAAAGAAGTTGCATGATTTGCAACATGAGGTCGAGGCTCTTGGAAAGCCGAGGATTCAGGTGCAAGATGTGCCTGTCGCTCCAACCAAGAAACTTCGAAACAAACGTACCGGCGTGATCTGGGACTGGAACCCTGTGTACGCTGACAACCCGGATTTAGAACCGTATTACGAAGGTTAAAACATGGCTACGGTAAAAGTGGTTGAGATCATTGACCGTGCGCAGATCATCCTTCAGGACACGACTGGCACTCGCTGGGCGAAGCAGGAACTTCTGAAGTTCTTCAATGACGCGCAACGCGAGGTTGTCCTTGTTCGCCCTGACGCGAAGACTGTAAACACGACTTTCAATTGCGTTGCTGGGTCGAAGCAAACGCTTCCCTCTGCCGCGCTTCGCTTGCTTGACGTTGTGCGCAACGTCGGCGGCAAGGCGATTCGCCAGATTGATCGGCGAATCATGGACGATCAGCTTCCGGATTGGCACAACACGCCGACCGTTGGCACGACCTTGATCGAGCATTACATCTATAACCCGCTCGATCCGAAGACGTTCTACCTGTACCCGAAGCCGACGAACGTAGCTTCCATCGAGATCGTTTATAGCTCCGCCCCGACGACGGTTACGTCAACCGGAGGCCCTAACGAGCTTGCGGATATCTCGACGACCGTCATCGACATCGACGACATCTACGCAAACGCGATTCTCGACTACCTGTTGTATCGCGCTTACTCGAAAGATTCCGAGTACGCCGGGAATGTTGCCCGTGCGCAAGCGCATCTTCAGGCGTTCCAGAACTCGCTTGGCATCAAGACGCAGTCCGATTCGGCATCCACTCCGCGTCCGCGAATCCCTCCGGGGCAGGCGGCACAGGGCTGATATCGAGTTCCCGAGCGGGAAATTTAGGGGCTGAAACGGGGTAAGGCAGAGTGAAATATACCGATCTAGCAAACAAAGTCCTGCTGGAAGTTCCGGGATGCCCCGTCTTTTCGATCGCGCAGTGCCTCAAGGATGCGGCGATTGAGTTCTGTATCAAGACTGACGTCTGGATTCAGCCAATCGAAGACGCGATTGTCCCGGCTGGCACGAACGAAATCGACCTGAGTCCTCCGGCTGGCGCCGAGATCAACCACGTTCTCGGCCTCTACCGGAATCGCGGCACGACCGCTTCGCCGAGCTATGAGAAGTTATCTGCCGTAACCCCGGTGGATATCTACATGGCGGCTGGCAGCGGCCCTGCTCGCGTGTACACGATGAACGACAGCGACACCATTACGGTGGCTCCGACGCCTTCCGTGAGCGAGACGCTGTATGTCCTGTACTCGCTCAAGCCGTCTCAGAGCAGCACCTCGATCCCCGATTACATCGCGAACGAGAACTCTGAGACGCTCATCAAGGGTGCGTTGTACCGGCTTCAGATTCAGCCCCAGAAGGTCTGGTCTGACCCGGATCGCGCTGGCATGAACAAGATTCTTTTCGACAAGGCGCTTGGGATTGCGATTCGCAAGTCTAAGCACGGCTATGCTGGCGGCGCGTTGTCGGTTGCACCTAGGGAGTTCGTATGAGCTATAGCGCAACCATCCCCCTCGTAGAGGGAGATACCCTTCCGGTTCTTTATCTGAACCTGAAGGACAGCAACTCCGCCGCCGTCGGCCAGATTCTTGACGAAAGCGACCCGAACACTTGGCAGGCAATTGACCTGACCGGCGCGACGGTTCGTCTAAAGATTCGCGAGGTCGGCTCAACAACCATTAAGACGACTATTACCGGCTCCGTAACGGACGCCGTTAATGGCCGCGTCGCGTTTCAGTGGAACTCTCAAGCTTTGGACGCCGCTGGCGTGTACGAGGCTGAGATTGAGATGCAGAATGGGTCAGGAATCCAGACGGTTTACGATCTCATCAAGTTGCGCGTTCGCTCTGACTTCTAATGATTCGTGTTGTCCTCGATATCCCAAAAGCTGCACCAGATGTGGAGTTCCAGAAACTCCGCACTGAGCCGCTTCATGTCTACGCGAGGGCGACTACTCAATACGTAAATCTTCGGGACTCCGCTGATTACGTAAATCTCAAGAACACGGTCACGTTCGTCAACGCTTATGCGTTGTCGAGCTACGTTCAGCTTGCGGCGGCCAATGTGTTCGCCGACCCGACCCCGCCAGATCGATGGGTCAACGACACTATTCAAGTTCCCGCCGATCAGGCGTTCTTGATATTCGACAAGAACCTTGTCGATGCGGTCGATGCGCTTGACGCATCAACGCTTGATTTCGGGTTGAATCTTGACGATCTGTTTGGCGTATACGATTTCAGCCGATTCGACGCTGGCAAGCATATCTCGGATCAGACTGATGGGTTTTCCGAGCTTCTTGCATTTGACACCTCTAAAGGGTTCTCGGATCTCTACTCGGCGATAGATGCTGTTTCCAAAGGCTTTGAAAAGTCTTTGGAAACGTCTAACGGCACTACAGACAGCGCAAGGATATCTTCAGGCAAGTCATTGTCTGATGAGTTCCCGCAGATTGACGAGATAATCCTAGACTTTGGATTATCACTCTCTGACTCACAGTCAGTTGAAGAAGCCCACTATTTGGAAACTTCAAAGGGGGCTTCAGAAAATGTAGTATTCGGGGACGGAATTTTTTCTACTTTCTCGACGCAGAAGGCGGACGAGACGTTTGCCGTTGATAACTTTTCATACCTCGTCTTCTTTATCAGAACTCAAGATGACGTTGAGTATGCAATAGACGACTCTTTGCTGGAGTTCGGAAAGAATCCCAGCGAATCGTTGGCCGCATCAGACTCCGGCTATGCAAGGATGACGGATTATGCCGACATCACTTACTTCGCTGAAGACTATGTTGGTTCTTCTTTCTACTTCTGACAGAGGCTAATTAGATGAAAGCTTTCGAAGACATCAAGGTTAGCGGTCGGCTCCAGATCAAGATTTTCGACGAAAGTGGAAATCTGAAGGACGAGCGTGACCTCAACAACCTCGTCGTAACCACCGGCAAGAACTTCATTGCTTCTCGCATGGTTGGCACGGCATCTGCGGTCATGAGCCACATGGCTGTCGGCTCTGGAACCTCCTCTCCTGTAGTTGGCGATACCGCCCTCGGCGGCGAGCTTGGCCGCGCTTCGCTGACCAGCGGAACCGCGACCAACGCGGTTGCGACCTACGTTGCCACCTTCAATGCCGGGATCGGCACTGGCGCGGTGACAGAGGCGGGTCTTTTCAACTCTGGCGTGGGCGGAACCATGCTCTGCCGCACCGTGTTCGCAGTCGTGAACAAGGGTGCTGCCGACACGATGACGGTGACTTGGACTGTAACGATCTCCTAATAGGGGAAAGGCATGTCGAATATTACTACCCGCGCAGGGAAGGGCAGTCCGCTTACCAATAATGAGCTGGACGCCAACTTCACCAATCTCAACTCGGATAAGGTTGAGATTGGTGGAGACCTTTCCGGTACTTCTTCCGCACCAAACGTAGCCAAGATCCAAGGCCGCGCTGTCTCGACTGACGCGCCTGCCGCAGGAGAGAAGCTCGTTTGGAACGGCACTGCGTGGGAGCCTTCGACAGAGCCTACGGGCGAGCCTATTGGTCACGCCGATAAGACTCAGTCATCGATCTCTTTCAATAGCGGCACTCGCACTTTCACGATCGCTCCTGTTGCGACTGAATTTGTTGTTTGGTGTAAGGGCGTAAAATATACTTATACGTCCGCGCAGACTGTCGTTATTCCTAATACGACTGGCCTGCATTTCATCTACTTCAATCAGTCTGGCGTCCTTTCGACGCAGATGTCGTATTTCACTTGGGAAGACCATGCGCCGACAGCGTACGTCTACTGGAACGCGACTACATCGACGGCTGTCTACTTTGGCGATGAGCGTCATGGCATCACGCTGGATTGGCAGACTCATGAGTACCTTCACCGTACTCGCGGTGCTGCAATTGCCAACGGGTTTGGCGCAAGCGGATACACGACGACTGGCCTTGGCGCGACTGATGCGGATGCGCAAATCGACATCGGCGGCGGCACGTTCTTCGACGAAGACATGCAGGTCGATATCGTCTCGACTAATTCGCCTGTCGCAAATACGTGGCAGCAGGATTTGTCTGGCCCTGCTCGCATTCCTGTTCTCTATCTTAGTGGCAATGCTTGGGTAATTGACGCGCCGACCGATTTCCCGTTCAAGGTTGTTGGCGGCATTCCGCAGTACAACCTGTACAGCGGTGGAACTTGGTCTACGGCAAGCGTTAACAATAACGAGTACTTCGTTTCGTGGATTCTCGCCACGAACAACCTGAACTACCCAGTTGTTTCGATCATCAGTCAGGCCGCGACTAACCAAGTCTCTCAGGCCGAGGCGATGACGTTCGAGGGCTTGAGCCTCAGCGGATTCCCGTCTGTAGAGTTCCGCCCTCTGTACAAGGTCATCTACCAGCATCGCACTAGCTTCACGAACAGCGTTAAGGTCAGCACGATTGCTGTGTACGACCTTCGCAGCCTGCAGTCTGCTGGAGTTGCTGCCGCCCTCGTTCAGGATCACGGAAACCTTTCCGGCTTGGGAGATGACGATCACGCGCAATATTTGCACGTATCTGAGGTTCGCAGCCCGACCCAGTCTGTCAAGAATAGCTTCCTCCCTTCCCAGACCAGCAACGGCGGAAAGTACCTCAGCACTGACGGCACGAACCCGTCTTGGGTTGCCATTCCGTCTGGCTCCCTTGACTTCACCGGAGACGTTACCGGAACCGGCACGACCGGCTCACCTGTCGCGCTGACGCTTGCGAATAGCGGCGTCACTGCTGGGACGTACTCAAAGGTAACTGTTGACGGGAAGGGTCGCGTCACCGTTGGCACGAATATTGCGTCCGGCGATGTAACGACCGCACTCGGATTTACACCAGAGAACGCCGCAAATAAAGGCGTTGCTAATGGCTACGTTGGACTCGACGGCTCAGGAAAGATTGCCTCTTCGCACTTGCCGTCTTACGTTGACGACGTCCTTGAGTACGCGAACCTCGCGGCTTTCCCAGCGACTGGAGACTCTGGAAAGATCTACATCGCCATAGACAGCGCGAAGGTTTATCGCTGGTCTGGCTCGGTTTATGTTGAGATCAGCGCATCTCCCGGAAGCACTGATGCGGTTCCGGAAGGCAGCACGAATCTTTACCACACGACCTCTCGCGTAAGGACTTCGATCTCGGCCTCTGGGTCTTTGTCGTACAACAATACGACGGGCGTGTTCTCGTATACGCAGCCGACAAATGTCAGCACGTTTACTAACGACAGCGGATACCTGACCGGCATCACTGGCTCACAAGTAACGACAGCTCTCGGGTATACGCCTCCGCAACCTAACGGAACTGGGGCGAGCGGTACATGGAACATTTCCATCAGTGGCAATGCCGCAACCGTCAGCAGCATTACTAGCGGTCAGGTAACTGCGGCGCTTGGTTATACACCGTACAACGCGACTAACCCTGCTGGTTACACAACCAACGTCGGAACTGTTTACTCTGTCAGCGGAACAGGAACAGTCAGCGGCCTTACTCTTACCGGCTCTGTCACAAGCAGCGGTAGTCTGACCCTTGGCGGGACGCTGACGCTGACTTCTGGTCAGGTGACGACCGCCCTCGGCTACACGCCGTACAACAGCACGAACCCGAGCGGGTACATCACAAGCTCGGCGCTGTCGAGCTATTTGCCGCTGTCCGGCGGGACGCTGACTGGGGTCACGCTTATCAAGCGAAACCTCGGCACAAACGACTATACGAACGTCGGTCAGCATAATCTCCATCTTCGGCTGCAACGCAACTCTGACCTTAAAACGCTTGAGCTTGGTGTTCTCGACAATGGCACTGGCGTAATTCAGGCGAATGAAGCAGGCGTCGGCTACAACACGCTTGCGCTGAATCCTGTTGCCGGAAATGTCACGGTCAACGGAGAGACCGTGCTTCACGGCGGGAACTACAACGTCTACGCCCCTACAAAGTCTGGCGGCGGAGCAAGCGGTACGTGGTCAATCAATGTCACCGGCAACGCCGCTACCGCTACCACATCTAGCCAGCTTAACAGCTATCCAGCTAGCAGCTACTCCGGCCCAACAAGCACCATTAAACAGTTTTTCTGGAACGACTTATCCGCATCGGGAACTCAGGCTCGCACGTTCGAGATTGCGCGTCTCGGCGTCGACTACAACGACTGGAATACCGGATCGGGGCCGTTCGAGGTTGAGCTATACGAAGGCTACTACTCTCGCGGCCTAAAGAAAAAGTATGTCATTTACTGGGGGTATACAAACTCCTATGGCATACAGCTCGTCGAGTACAGCGGCAACGGAGACAATAACTTTCAATGTCGCATTGGAACTCCAGTTCAGGCCAGCGGAGACAACTACTATCTCCCTGTGTTTGTAGACGTAAGGTATTACGCCTATTGCGATGTTCGAGTAACAACAAACCGCGACATTACGACGAGCAACCCGCCCTCTATCGGCACGACGTTCATCAATTCGTCACCAAGTGCGACAAACATCTCGGACTTCACCGCAGACAGCACCGTCAACTTTGCGTCGACGACGGCGGTGCAGATCAACGGAAATCAGCTACTCCATGCAGCTAACTACAGCAGCTATGCGCTACCGCTAACGGGCGGCACATTAACCGGCAACCTGTCGTTCTCTAACGGCGGCGACCGACTGATTCAACTCGGAAGTACGACGAACTGGAACTACAACTTAAAGACCGAGGGCGACCAGTTTCGTCTCTACGACGGGAATGGCACGAACTTTCTGTACGCCGTATACAACGGCGGCGGTACTGGAAAGTATCTCCAGATTCTTGGTAGCAACCTTGTCGTTTTCAACAACGGCAGCGTGACGGCATCGGGCAATCAACTACTCCACGCCGGTAACGTCGGCACATACGCACTCCCGCTCGGCGGCGGAACACTAACCGGCAGTCGCCCGATAGAGATCAATACTAGCGGCGGCTTTATCGCCATGAAGGGCGATTCCGGCGGCTGGTCAATGGGGACGTATTACAAAGGAAGTGCCGGTACAACTCGCGCAGGATTCGGAGCATACGGCGGTGGCGACAGCCTTACTTATGCGTGGATCGGAACTGGGTACGAAAGCCCATGGATGACGCTCAACGGCAGCGGAATTAACTCGTCTGTATTGCTCACCGGCCCGGCTGCTCGATTTACTAATGATGGTGCAAGCCGTGTGCTTTACTTGCGCGGCTCTGGAAATATCGTTCAGTTTGAGGACGCGGCTGGTACTTACAAATGGGAACTAGTCGGACGGGACGGGTCGTTCTATGTGTACAAGAACGACGGTACTGGAGCTGGTCATAAGTGGCAGATTGACGGAAACGGAAATAGCGCCACAACCGGAAATTGGAACTTTGGCGGAGCAATTCAGCAAGGCGGCAATCAAGTTCTTCATGCCGGTAACTTCACTAGTTACACGCCGTACACGTATCCCGGTTGGCCGGGGTCGCCGGGAACAGACGCCAACTCATACTACGGCGGCAACTGGGTTCGCTCGTCATTTACTTATAGTAATAATGCAAACCATACTGGCGCGATCGTTCACTTCCCTGCTGGTGGATACGATCTTCAGTTAAACGGCACATACAACGGTCAGCAGATGTCGTTCCGAAGTCGCAATGGCGACACCGGGGGATGGAATACGTGGCGGCAAGTGCTGCACGACGGAAACTATAGCAGCTTCGCGCTTCCGTTGAGCGGCGGAACCCTTACTGGGTTTCTCGGGCTTGGTTATGGTTCGGGCGGCGGCGAGTGGCTTCGCGTGTCACGAATACGCGGTGTTGGTCAAGACCGAAGCGGAGACTACATGCACCTGTA